GACAAGTGGCTCTAAAGAACTAGCTTGTACTGCTGATGCCTGTGAAATGGTTGACATACAGGCTAGTTAATGTTAGAAAATACAGTGCAACTAATATGGTGGCAATGGTGGTTACTTATTGCCATCACTATAAATACGTTAATAAACTTAATCGTTTTCTTTAAAGGTAGAAAGCTACACATAAGGGAACTATTACATCTTAAACCCAAAGTGAAAGGAGTCACACATGGAAAACCTAGAACCAAGTAAAGAAGACAGAAAAAAGTTTGACATAGACCTAGAGTATGGTAAAGTAAGGGAACAGTTTGTAGCAGATATGTTACAAAACAAAAAGATAGAAGTAAAAAGTGAAAGAGATAAGTGGCAGAAGACAGGCAACATAGCTATAGAATACGAATCATATGGTAAGCCTAGTGGTATCAATGCAACAGAAGCAGACTATTGGTTTCATAATCTATGCATAGGTGATGATGTCTTTTGTACACTTGTCTTTAATGTAGATAATCTAAAGAAGCTAATTGATAGATTAGATTACAAGAGAAGTGTATCAGGTGGAGACCATAATGCATCTAAAATGTATTTGTTAAAACTAGATAAGTTGTTTTCATCTGACGTTATAAAAACATTTAGAGGAGAAAACTAATGAGAGAGATGTTATTATCAGCATTAAAGTCCTATTATGTAGGACATATAAACAAGCACATAGCTAACGTAGAAATATATCTGAGCAGGTCTACAGGTATTGGAGAACACTCTGATATAATAGAAGCTATGGACAAAGAG